TTTACCCACTCCTGACGATCCATATATCCACGTGACTTTCGTCTTCCAATTTCGTGGTTTTTCAAAATATTTGAACCAAATATCAGCAATCTTAATTGACTGATGCGAACGAGCTGTCTGTATGACGCTCCTAATATTCGCACCTTCTGCTAATTGTTCCCTAACTATGTCAATATCTGAGCGTTGTCCTTGTTTCTTAGGGATACCTTCCTCAAAGTAGAGACACTCCTTTGAAAGGTATGTTTTATTCTGTTCTGCATTTCCCAGTGCAACCTTAATATTTGCACGAGGAAATATCTTCTTCATCCTCGCAAATGATTTACCATTTTCCAGTTCTAAATAAACGTGGATATGCGGGGTTCCAGTAGATGGAGCGTGTTCTTTCGCAATAAGTTTATACGATGACGGAAATTGCTCCGCAATCTCTAACTCCACATCCGTCCAATTATTGATAGTAATAAACCAGTTATAACGCCGATCAGTATGCTTACCGTCATATTCTTCAGGAGCTTCGTAATATGATAGATCAACTTCACTCATATATATATAATACAGATATTTTCTTTATGTACATTTTTACCTAAATATATTTCAATGTATCTTATAATTTTTACATAAAAGTTCTTACACAGAAGTCTGGTAGGAAATTCTAACCTACCATACTCCTTGACTTTCCAGACGCCAACGCTACTCCCCCTTTGTTGTAGTCCGCCCTCTCCGGACGGACGTACAAGTCACGGGAGAGACTGCGTCGCAGGCTCCGCGGCTGGATTTTTTTCTCTAAACGTTACTATTTAAAATAATATTTATATATCTCCTAAATATTATTAATCTATGCATCTGTGTATTTAGCATTAGCAGTGTAACTATATCGTAACAAGTTATCTGCTGGAATACTTGTTGATACCGTAGAGGCTACACCTAATACCATAAAATATGGGAAGTTAGTAGGATTGTCGCTTGCTCCATCACCATAAGTTAGTTTCAAGCCACGCTTTCCAAATGTGAGACGTTTGGAAATAACCTTTGATTTAGGTGGGAAAAACGATTGTGTAACTGTTGTTCCTCCACCACTATACCGATATGCCGCATCTATGTAATGTACCCTATCATAGCGAACACTAAACTGTTCTCTATTAACCTTTTGTAACAAATTGAATGTATCTCCATTAAAAGGCGCGGGACCCGCTGATATACTTGTGAGACCATTTTCTAATAATTTGTTTCCTTGAAAGTTTTCAACTGCACCTGTTGAAGCATTTTCATCTTTTTGTTTTAATATCATCACACGAACACCAACTGATGTATCTTCATTGTTGTTAGTGGATAAATTTGCTAAACCGTAATTAATAAGCATCTTTATATCTAAATGCTTAAGTCTAATTTCGTTTCCTATACGTTGATTATATTGTCCATTTCCTTGACTGATCAAGGGGATTATACGAACAATATTACTACTTGATGATACATTACCATTAGGAATAGCCGACTGATCTAAATCCACGTCGTTCATTCCTATGACGGCTACTTTCTCCTCCAATTCCTGTTTTAGTTCCTTCTGAACTATCGCTTTTACGCGCTTTTCGGTCACACATGGACCTTTAGAACCCTTTTTCGTTCTCCCCATCTTCTTCTATATTATCTTCTAAGAAAATAATTTCATCTATTCTTCTTATTAATTGATAAGTGTCCTCACCCGAAAACTCAAACATCACTTTCGGATGTTTTGGGGCTGTTATATATATCTCTTTTGCTAAAAATTGTCTGCTTCCGTTTTTACATTCAACACGGAATTCATATCTATCTATCATTTTTATAAGTGTCTGGAATTTGTAATCCCCTTCACGGATATCATCTACTATGACGTGGCTATGCCCATCATATCCTTCAAACCATTTGGTATTTTCCATACACATATATATGTCGTGACCTTCACACCTCTCAGTTGCTAATCGTGTTTTACCCACTCCTGACGATCCATATATCCACGTGACTTTCGTCTTCCAATTTCGTGGTTTTTCAAAATATTTGAACCAAATATCAGCAATCTTAATTGACTGATGCGAACGAGCTGTCTGT